ACACCACGCCAGGTGCGGCTGCGCCTTCGACGAATGTGGCATCGAATTGCTTAATCACATCGTCGGCCTTGTCCACGGCTTGCGTGACGGTATTGCGCCATGCGGCCTCGGCCTCAGTGCCTGCGGCTGATCTGGTCAGGCCTGCGGCTGCTCGGACTTGTGGGTTGTCGCTGAACACATCGGCAGGCAACTGGATGCCAAGTCTGTCAGCCGCTTCCTTGGCCGCTGTATTGACTTGGGCAAGATCGGCTAGTCGGTCGCGTGCGCCAGCCGAGCCAAAGCCTGTGCCTGATGCCTTCTTGACAAGATTGCCAACTTCTTCTTCGGTCACTTCTGCGACGATTGGTGCCACTGCTGGTGCAGCTGGAATCTCTGGTGCGACTGGTGCTGCTTCTGGAATTGCTGCGGCCATCGGAGCTGCTGCTGGTGCTTCTGGGGCCATTGCTGTGCCCATTGGAGCGCCTGGAGCGCCTGTTGCTGGTGTAGGTGCTGGTGCTTTTCCTGTGACGCGCTGTACGCCCTTTTTGACCGCTTGTACGACCGGAGGTGCCACTCGTTGCAAAATCTGCCCTGCTGGGCCTGTTGCTGCGGCTGTGACCACCTCACCAGTGTCAAATCTTCCACCAGTTCCGGCTTGAGTTGCTTCGATGGCCGCTTGAGTTGCGCCACCGGCCACGATTGCACCAGGGATGGTTGCGGCTCTGCCTGCTGGCGTGAATGCCGCAACAGCACCGGCTGCGCGAGGAATGTCACCCATCGTGAAGCCTGGTGGAATTGCATACTCTTTTTGATCAACCGAAGAGCGTAGTAAGTAGTTACCCTTAGCATCTTGGCGAACTTGAACGCCAGGGAAGTTCGCTTGCAGAATCTGCACCGTTTCCTTTGGATTGCTCATGAGTGTGCCCAGAGCTGTCTTAAACGATGCCACGCTCATTTGATTGAGTTCAGGCATGCTTGTCCACTCTGGCAATGCTTGGGTCTCAGGCGTTGCGCGTGCGCGGCCAGTGACAGATTCGGCAATGCTTTCCAAGAATCCCATTGGCTTTGGCTGTGATGCCGCCCATTGTTCAGGAGACATTGGAACCGCAACTGGTGCTGTGGCCGTAGGTGCAGGAGCTACTGGTGCAGCCTGCTTAGTCTGTGATGCCAACCATTCTTCTGGACTCATTTTGCCCCCACAGATTGCTTATATGCTGCCCACTGAGCATCACTGAAGTTTGCAGGACGAGTGTAAGTCTGTCCACCAACTTTGACAGTATTTGCGGCTGGTGCAGGTGGTGCGCCAACTGGCGCTTGCTCTGTAGCAGAGTAGAAAATGTTTTCTGTGTTGAGACCATAGCCTTTGGAAATGCGCTCTAGTCCTGTGCGAACTGTCTTCTCGCCTTCCAATGCGCTGTTGTACAAGCCTTTGGCCTGACCTTTGAATGATTCGCGCTGTGATGGGCTGAGACGCTGACCAGTGGCCACCTTGTTGTAGATGTTCGTAATGCGCTCTGGCACACCAGCTGCGTTCTGCGCTGTGGCAAATTCGCCTTCACGCACCACAGAGCCTGGGTCCAACATCTTCATATAACCGAAGATCAAAGACAGATCGCCAACTGCGCTGTCTTCTGACGAGAGCACACGACCGTAGGCCGACTTGACTTCCTGATATGGCTTTGTCTGATCGTTGTATTCCTTACGGAATTTAGTTTCCAGCTCTGGTCGCTTATCAACAGGAATAATGCCAGCGCTCATTTGTTTGGCCTCAGCCTCTGCACGCGCAGCTTCTGCACCAGATTTTTTAGCCGCAGCATCAGATGCACGACGAGCTGCTTTAGCTTGCTCAATCTGTTCTTTTGTCAGGTTGAGGTCAGTCAGGAATTTGTCAGGTGCAAACTTGGCTTCCTGCTCTTTGATGATGGCCTCAGAACTGAGTTTCAAAAGTTCATATGGTTGTTTCTCTTTGGCCCTACGCTCACCTTCAAGTGCAATTGCGCTGGTGATCACTTTGTCGCCACCAGGCATTTGCGAGATGGTGAATCCAAAATAATCCTCGGTGGCCTTTGGGTTTTCCTTGGCCACATCACGCCAAGTTTCCAAAAACTTAGCACCAGCTTCATCGCCAGAGTTGCGCTTTCCTTCGATCTGCTGATCGAGTAGGCTGATGGCGATCTCTGGCTTTCCTGCTTTGAATGCAGAAAATACTTGGCCAGATTGTTGCAATGCTGCATTCTGACGTTCTCCTGACAACATGCTGAAGCTCTCGCGCACAGACTTTGCCTGTGTCTCAGGCAACATCATGGACAGATTTGCATAATCAGCAGCAGTTGCATTGGGCTGGCGTAGCTTTGCAAAGCCCTCTTGAATCAACTTTTGGTTGGCCATCTGTTGCTGTTGCTGCTCTTGCTTGAGTCGGGCCTCTTGAATGCTTGCGCCAGTTTGGAACGCGCCTAAAAAGGCTTGTGTTGGATCAGCGATTTGAACGCCATAGTCAATAGGTGCTGGCATCAGAATTTCCCTCCTAGGCCACTAAATAAACCAAGGCCACCAGAGATCGCTGCGGGAATTGCTCCAAATGCTTTGCCCTGTGCAATCTCAGCGCCAGCTTGTGCTGCACCTTGTTGTCCAAGTAATGTGGCCACGTTTGTTCCAGTTGTTTGAGCTGCCGCACCAGTACCAGCTGCAGATGCTTGGCCAAGTCGTGCTAAGTTACCTGTTGTTTCTGCACCAAGTGCAGTCATACCACCCAAGCGTCCATATTGCTGATCAATCAGACTAGAAAGCAATGCTGGCCTAAACTGTGCCAGTGCACCTTGGATGTTTCCACCACGCAAACCACCAGTGGCCGATGCACGCTGTAGCAATGCTTCCTCGCCTTGGCCAGCAAGTGCTTGGAATGTCTCACCACCCTTGATTCGCTCAATGGCCGCACGTTCTGCCTCTGGTCCACGAAGTCCAAGCAGTGCTTGCTGCTCCTCAAGTGCTGGTGCTCCTGCTGCTGCAAATGGCGCAAGACCTCCAAGTGCTTTTTCTCCTGCCATAGAGTACGGCTTGAGCAGTTCCTGAACTTTATCAAATTGCCTGCGCTGTTCTTCAATTCCTGCTTGTGCAGCACCTGATTGTGCTGCTGCTGCGCTTTCTGCCGCATCTGCTTGGGCCATGCCAGAGATAAGGGTTGCACCACCAACGGCAATGCCTGCCAGTGCTGCTCCTGATAATCCAAATGTCATTTTGATTCCTCCAATTGCGCTGTCTGTGCAGTTTCAAGAGCTGTTGCTGGCGCTGGAATAGTGAACATATCCCACAGCGCTTGTGGGTCTTGCTCGTTGCTTGGGTTTGCGTGAAATGTTGTGACTTCGACTTCAGTCAAAGCAATGCCAGCACGCTTGGTGCCGATCTTTGATACGCTCATGTCTCCTGGTTTAAGAGTGCGTGGGCCATTGTCTGTGCTGACAATCAATTCGCCCTTTCGCACCAAGAAAAAAGATTCTTCTTTGTGCACTGCGCCAGTCAGGACTGTGCCTGCTGGGATGTGCATTGTGCGAGCATACAGGCCATTGCAGAAGTCGTGATCGACAGGCATGTCCACTTGAGGCAGCTTAAGTAGCTCGGCCTCTAAGCGATAGATTGGCAGGTGCTCTGCTGGCACGCCAGCTTTGACTTCCTGAACCGCAACATGACTCATCGAAAACTCCTGTGCAGGGGCTTGTGAGCTACTGGCGGCTCGGACGGCTCAGTGCTGACTATTTTCCCACATTTTGGCATTTGGTCAATCTTCCATTTCAAATTCACGTTCTTCCCATGCCTGGCAGACGCGCAGGTCGTGGCAAATGAACTCGAATTTGGTGCAATAACCACGGAAACCAGCATTGGTGTCCCACTCATTGCGAGGGATGCGCTCCATCTTGGCCTGTGTCATGGTGCTGTTGTCGTAGTACTCGCAGTTGGAGCAGCGACGACGACGAGACTCTTTTTCGTCCACTTGCATGGCCTTGCCAACAGCGATCCAGTAGGTTTTGTTGGCCGTTGGCTCGTTGCTTGGATTCTCAGGGCCAAGCATCCAGTCATCAATGGCGATCTGGGTGTTCTTCTTGTTTTCGGCTGTGGTGATGAATTCTTCCTCCATCGGCAAGCCCATAAAGCCCTTGGGCATCATCATGAATTTGTCCATGCTTTTCTCCTTGATTAAGTGATTTCGCGGCCAGATGCGCGGATGGTCAGTGATGTGGCTGCGCTGGCAATGGTGCTGATGAAACTGCCTGATTCCAGCGCCTGACCAACCAGCTCTGGGCATGTATATGTCTCATCGGGTGCAATGGTTCGTGTGTCCATGATCAGGTTTGATGCGCCAGGGCTTCCACCACTTGTCACCAAGTTGACGCTGATGGTCACATTGCCTGCGCTGGTGTTGGTGATCGTGAACTTGTCAATGATCGCCTTGCAGTTCACAGCTGTGTACTGCGTAGTCTGTGAATTTTCGGCCTGCTTTGGTGGAATCAGCACCTTGATTGATACGGTCATTTCATTCTCCTTATGTGGCTTCGCCACCGCTGGCGATGATTGTGAGGCCAGCTGATGCTGCCTGAATTTGGATTGTGTCGCCTGCGTTTAGCACCTCGATGCCGTTGTATTGCAGGGCATTGTTTGCTGGGACTGACACATCGTATAGGAACGCATTGCCTGTGCCTGCCGAGCCTGAGGATGGCACGAAGAACACGCGCACATTGATGGCTGCTGCCGTGGTGTTGGCAATGCTGAACTCTTTGACTAGCGTGCGTGTGCTGGCCGGTACGGTGTACAGCGTGGTCACGCCTGTCGTGATGGCCGCTTGGCCAAGTTTTGTGGGTGTGATTACATCGAAAGCCATGTGAGCACCAAGTTAGATTTGACGGACGCTGGAAGACTTGAGGCTGGCACTGGACCATTTTCCCAGCGCAGCTGGACTCCATCGTAAACCAGTACATCACCATTGATTGGTGTTGGAGCGTAAACATCAGACAGTTGGCTGACCAATGGCTCGGCCTGAACTCTGACAAAAACTGAGCCAGACCCTGCTGTGGCCGCATTGACTACAGCTGCAACCACAATGTGAGGGATTGGTGCTGCTGGCAGATTCTTTGTCAGGCCACCAGCAAAAGATGGGTTGTAGTACAGAATGTCACCATCTGCCCAGACTTCACCATAAGGTGTGCCGGTGGTGTTAAATCCTCGCACCAGTCCAAAGCTGGAAACCAAGCCAAATCCGTTGTTTGCAATGGCTTCTGCGGCCACGCCCATGATGAGCTGGCCATTTGTCACTCCAGTCGATGGCTTTCCCTTGAGCACCCCAGATGCACCAACTGAGCCATCAAACATCACCAATTCGCCTTTTGCAATGGCAGCCGATGCCTTGATGTAGTAATACTGCGCCTCACCAATGGATTGATTGACATCTGGTGTCATATCCAAGTTGAGTGTGTATCCACCATTCCAATGCAGTCTTCCAACCTTGTTGGTGGGATAAGGAGCATTGCTGTTGAAGTCGATGTAATCGGTGGCCACCGAGTTGTTGTTCTGGATGACTGGTGCACCGGCCAGCAGTTCAAGTGCTTGTGCCAAGCGAGGGATTGCATCCAATGCCTGCTGCACTTTTGCATTCAGGACAGCGTCCTCGACTCCGGTGTCTTGTGCCAATGCACTAAGTTGTGCAAGCGCCTCGTTTGCTGTGGCCGCTGCCGTGTCTGCTTGGTACTCAAAGTCTGTTCCTGTGATTACTTGAAGCTCATCCACAACAGAAAATAGCAACTCAAACTGCCTGATCTGTTGCTGATCAGTCAAAAACTGCGCAAGCTGGTCTCGCGTCAGATTAAGTTTGCGGGAAACTGGTGCGGTTGCCATCAGAATGCCAATGCCTCAATCTGGGCTTCAAGACGAACGAAAGATACATGAGCATCGCTGTCACCACGGAAGCGCTGGATGCGCCAGTTGCGCATGTGACCCTGCTGAAACCATGCAAGGCGCTTTGCTGTGTTGCCTGTCGTGCCAACGCTAATGCTGCGATCTTGGCTCCATGACTTACCATCCACGCTATAGCTGGTGCTGATCTGTGGATTTGTGCCCAAAGCCACGCTGCCTGTCAAACTGACCAGCTCCAGCTCGTTGAAGATCGCGCCATTGCTTTCGTTGTAGACGATCAGCGTGCCAAACTCCCAGCGCACTTGCTGACCCCAATGATGGCCAGTGTTTTGCACCAGATAACCGATTGAGCTTGACTGAGGGTCGCCAACCAACCATTTGTCATAGCACCAAACCATGTTGCGTGCGCGATATTGTGCAAAGTCAACCAACGTGGTGGTCAATGTAAACCAGACCGGCTCACCCAATGCTTCAGATGCCGATGCGTCATAGACGATAGTGCGATCTGGCAGATGGACATACAGGTGCTGGTGATTCTTGTCGTTGCGTGCTTCCATCTTGGTGATGGCCAGCTGCGCTTCAGTATAGGTCAGCAACAGATTGTCGATCTCTTGCGTGCTGAGTTTCTGAGTTGTTGCTGCCGCACCGATGTAGATTGATGGCGCTTCATTGCGGCCACCGCCCATAAATGCAATGCGCTCCAAGTAAACACAGCAGGCCTGCGTTCCGATTACGCCCTTCTGGATTTGTGCGCCATCGATGCGTGCGAATGGGAACAATTCTCCACCCACGTTGTCAAATACCTCAATGGTGTTGCTATTGAGTGCGTAGATCTCATTGCGCAGTTTTAGCAGTGCCACCACAGGATCAGGGTCAACTTCTGAGCTGCCATATTTCAATGGATTGACAGCCAGAGGATTGGACAGCTCTGTGACGATC